CTATAGATTACCCGCCATTCCGTCGGAAATAACAGGTGGATGTTGCCCGTTATTGCTCTTAAAGACCTCGAAATATTCCTTAGGCATGTAGAAGGTAACTGAAAAAAAAGTGGAGTTCTCAAAAAAACAATTTAGAAATACGGTACATCCCCTAATAGGAATGTTATTTTTAATAATTACTATTTCACAGTCATTAAAAATGCATGATCTCAGGTCGCAGCCTATTAAGATGATGTGCGCTGGTCCTAATAACTCACATTCTTCAAATCTAGCTTTTTCAGTACCCATGTAGAAAGGATGAAAAAAATCTGAGAGCTTCAGACGTTCCCGCTCAAATCTCTTTGCTAACGGATTAATGGCTATCATTTGAGCCTGCCTATCCGCCCAGTTCGCCTGAGATAGTTTCACTCGGACGCCACTTAATAACCAAGCAACAGCGGCGACGCCGAGACCGACCAGCAATCCAATTGCAACCCACGCCACTAGCCCATATTTTGCAATTGGTTCAGACAAACTGGCAATGTAACCGGCCGAGCCGCTCGCAAGAACCGATACTATCGCTACCCAATGCTCGATCGCGAAATCTACAAAGGAGTTTAGACCCGCCCGTGCCCACCTATTATTCCGTGCCATTGAGTGCCCAGTCGCATGACAAACTCGCGCCCCGAGAACCGGTTCACGAAGCCGGCAAGTATAGCAGAGCATGAGGACGGGTCGAAAACGCCCATGTCATCGGTTTCAATAGCTAAATATGAACACGGCAAAAGCCTGCCGTTGTAAATACCATAACTTTTCCAGTCTCAGAACGTATCGCCGGGCTTACAGTAAACCCGAAAAGGTTTCACTTGACTGCAAGCTGCTGGGCCACCCAGTCTTGCAGCCCGATCAATTGCTCCGTGTTGGCGATGCAGACTTCGGACTCGAGCTCTTTCTGCCGCTCAACGTCTGTGAGCCCAACGTCGGAGGCGCTTTCATCAATTCCGCCGGCGGCGTCGGGAACCGCCCCTTGGTTTGCGCTGTTCCACATGCTGACAAAATACTTAGGGATAACGCAGCCGCGATCAGTGCGCAACGTGACTTCATATGGGACCTCTCTGTCTCGGTAAATAATGCGGTCTTTAAACACCGTCCGGATCTTCTCTTGCACGGCCACCGCCTGGGTACCGGCAGCGTTCGACACATCATCTCGCTCTCCATCGATCCTGATCTCTTTCTTCTGTTCAGCAATAGTTTCCAGGCTATGCCCGGCCTCATTCCAGTAGCCACCGACATACAATCCGCCCGCGAATGCCACAAGAACCGTCCCGCCCCAAACTGCTGGAATTAGCATTTCCTTACCCCCTTGTACTACCATTAAGGTGCTGATTTAGATCGATTGCAGGGCGTTTTAATCGCCCGCATTTTGCGCAGTTTTAGCGATGCCGTCGTATCTCGTGCCGCGCTCGAAACTGTCCCGCGTTATCCACGCGGTCATATTGTCCCAACTGGAATTCCAATTGCTCCCCAATGCGTCTTAGCGCGTGGTGATCCTCGCCCGTGACTTCAAAACCCAGCCTGGCCAAGTATCCTTTTATCTCACATACGTTGGCCTGTTCCGATTCGACCATGTTCATAACCCAGCCGTAAGGCCCTGTCAGCGACGTGTCGTCAAACCGCTTGCGTATCAGGTACGCGCGACGAACGAGCTGCTCCACGGTGATCAGCCCGTCAACGATGACAAAATCATCTGGCAGGCTCACGCCGCACCCTTCGCCCGTTTCCCTTCGCAGATTGCCCGCTCTTCAGCACGTCGCTTGACGAGCCCCGGCAACACCTTTCTCCCCGGACCATACTTGAACGCCTCGATGCGCTCGCAAGCCTCCTCATAGCGCTCGGCGTTTATGAGGTCAATGAGGTTCGGCGGCTTCCCAGGCTTGGCCTTTCGGCAGAATGTAGGGACGCCTATGTTGTATGCCAACCGCACGAATGCTTCAAACTCATGCGGATAGAGAGGCACGGTAACGCACTGCCGAATTCCGCCCGCGTACACGTCCTCGATCTCGCCCAGCAGTCGCACCAGCGAGCGCTCTGGCGTGGTCTTGTCACCCATCCTGACGCCGGCAGTCGTGCCAAACCCAATGGTCGGCACATCCCCGGGAACCGGGATATACGCTTCGCCCTTGTAGCCCTCGTGCAATGCGATCCCCACGAGTGTTGAAGCGGCCAGAGCCAGCGCGGCCAGCGCGGACCGCGATTCCGTGATTGAGGGTTTAATCATTTTTGGTCACTGTCAGGTTCTTCTGTTCCATGAGTCGCACGATGACGGTAAGCCCCGCGGAAACGAGGACAAGACCACCGCAAATATCCGCCGTCGCGGCAAACAGATCCGGATTCAGGCCCAACCACTCGGCGGGAACCTGCTTGATCCCCTGCTGTATGGATTCCAGCGCGGCTGTGACGTAGGTCATCCTGACGCTCCATGCTTTCTTGAGAACGTCCTTCCAGTTTTCAATGAGTGTCATTTGCATATCTGCATTAGCCCAGCAACGACCAGACCGACCCCAGCTGCGATCAAGCCCCAATCAACCCCACTGTGAAGCCCTATCCCCAGCGAAAAAGACCCAACGCCGGCATAGGCCACCGGCCAGCCTTGTAGCCACTTCAGCCAGCTCATTTCGGCGGACTCAGCAAGCAGTCCAGCTTCTGGTTGATGGCATCCTCCACGTCAACCACATCGAGATCGACGCATGGATTCCTTTCGACCGGCTTGGGCTTGACTACGTCCTTCGCCCTTGGCGCGACAACCTCGACCGGCGGCAATACAACCGGCCATGCCGTGGGAGCGGCGACCGGGGCGAGCATGGAAGCCGCAGGCGCCGTTTCTAGGTTTGACGTCTTAGGTGGAACGGGGCACCCCGTAAGGAAGGTCACTAACAAAATGGGCAGGTATCTCATCAACGCCTCCTGTTCGGCCATTGCTCGATTAGCCTGTCGAGCTTGTCGTTGAACTGGTGCAAGGATTCGCGATGCTCTACCCGCATCGCTTTCATTTCTTCGCTCAAGCGGTCATTGGTTCGTTCCTGATACAACTCTCCCCGCTTGAGACTCGCGATGTCGTTCTGGATGGAGTTGTAAGTAGCGACCCCCGACGCCGCAAGACCGGCAACGGCAATGATCCCGGCAAAGGACAACGTATAGGTGGTAGGGCCTTTACGCGGCTCCCGTCTTTCTTCTTCCCCTTCACACGCCATGCCCGCCACCCTCTTCTTAACTGAACAACGACTTGATGAACGACCAGCCAAAAACCACCAGCGCGATCGCAACTGCGGTCAATATGAGAACCGTCCCCTTATGGCGAACGAAGAAGCCGTCGACCTTGCCTTCCGCCTTGTCGTAATACTTTTTGGCTTTAGCTCCGATACCCATTTTTCTTCTCCTTTTAAAAAACGTCGCGCCATTCATATCGCGTAATACAACGCTGCAAAAATCAGGCAGGCAAGGCCGGCGCAAAGCGTGTCTTGCCTACCGATCAATTCCCAGTGCCATTTCTTTTGTTCGAGCTCGCGGAGGATGAAATACCCCATCGCCAGGAGCACGGCGCCCCACAATGGCATCGGATTGGCGAAACCGACCGCCATGATGACGACATAGGCGCCATGACCAATCTGTTCTCCGGATTCCAGCCATCCGGACTTGCCGGGCTTGAGAGTAAAAAGCGCCATGGCTATGGATTCCGGCTGTTATATATTTCGTTCAAGTGCCCAAGCGAACGTTTAAGCAACTGGCATACCCTTGATTCGCTCACGCCCAATTCATTTCCAATGTCTCGGTGCGTCATGTCTTGCCCGTAGTACATATCGATCACGTTCTTTTCCCGCTCAGGTAGGTTTGCTATCGCCGCTACCGCCGCGAAAACCCTTTCCTTCTCCATCAGCCTGTCCAGCGGCGTAACCTCATCAGAATGCCGTGCATGGAGAGACACGAGCTGTTCAGACGGCAAGTCGTCAATACTCACCATGCTGTAAACAATCTCATCGCCTTTCCTGAGAGCCCGGCGCGGACCCCAATCCTCGCGCCTCAGCTCATCAAGCATCGCGCCCTTGATCCGGTGGCTCGCGTAAGTCTCGAATTTCGCCCCTGGCATTTCCTCGTATCGATTCAGGGCCTGCATCAAACCCATCATTCCTACTTGAATCAGATCGTCGCGCTCGACACATGCGGGCAGATGCGCCTTCATGCGGGATGCGATGCTTCGCACCAGGGGCGCAAATTGTTCTATTTGTTTTTCCATAAAAAAAGCCGCTCAAGGCGGCTGTGGTCATAAGCTGGGCTGATCTATCTTGCATACTCACTGTACAGAACCACGTCGAGCGCACCGGCATCGACTTGAGCCCTGATAGCGACACATAACTCCCGCAGCCGATTGCTCGATATCTGGATTGAGTTCGCGGCAGCATCCGGACCGACAACGCGGTGAATCATCAGGGTGGCGTCGCCGCCAGCTGCTGCTACGTCGTTGATGTAGGAAATGATTGTCGCTATATTTGCTGCCTCCGTTCCCGAACTGGTCCAGGTGTGCCCGATAATCGGGCCGCAGAGACGCTGTAGATTCCTCGTGCTGAGTGCGTTGTTTTTCTGCATATGGTATGCCGGGTTGGCACCATCAGCGGTGCGGGCTACAGAAAAGCCGTTATCAAGCATCAGTCCGAGAAACGCCAAGTCTGTTACCGTGTTGGCGTATTTGCCTTGGGGCCAGATGTAACACTTGGCACCCCATTCAGACGTCAAGCTATTGGCGACCAGGTAATTCTTGCACGCGAGCACATCCGCCAAACGCTCAGCATCGGTTGTCCAGACTGAAAACAGGTTGCCAGCTCCCAGTGTCGTCGGATGGTTCGGACCATGTGCGATGCATTCATTTCCAGCCGCCACATAAGCTTGGAGATCGCTCAGCGAGGCATAGGTGGACGTTCCCACCGTGGCATAGATGATGCTCATGGTGCTCTTCAGGCCGTACTCCTGGAGTATCGGCAGACCCATGCGCATGAATGATGAGTAACCGTCATCTGCGGTAATGGCGAGTCTTGCTTTTTTGCGCATCACGCCGGCACGTACTGAGCGCAATCCAATCGTCGCAGTATTGCCGCTGGTTAAAAATACGCGCAGCTTGCACTGCGTGCAATCCAGATCACCCACCGGATGGGTAAACCCACTCTTCGTCCATAAGGCCTCGTGCACGAAATATGCGGTCAGCCCGTTAATCGCGAAGGGGCCTTGAGTAGTTGGCACCAAGGCGGTAGTGATATTGCGGCTGGCGAATTTTGCATACGCGGCACTGCCGACATAAAGCGTCATGCTCTCTACTTTCGACATGTCGGGTGTGTATATCTCGAAGGCGATGTCCTTCGCTGAGAATGCCTCACTGGCTACCGGAAGGTTGATCTCGAAGTTGTTTGTCGGGCCTGCCCCAGTCCCGGTTGCCGTTACCACCCACAGCGTCTCTCCGCCGACCGTGGCTTGGGCTGATGAGCTGACGCTGACATTGGCTCCGGCCGTGACGGTGATTCCAGCGACTGGCGGCTCGATGAGTACGTTTCCATACGCCGCTCTCGGCGCGAAAATAGCCGGGGTGAGCTGGATCAGTTCCTTGTTCAGGTTGGTGAAATTTGCATCCAGCTCGGCTTTAGTGAGCAGGGTTCCTTTCGTCAGTCTTTTTATGATCGTTGCCATTTAGGGATGCACCCACTCAGGAAGTGATGCGATCAAATCAGAGATGGCGGGCAGCGCAGTTTCGCCTGCCTCTACCGCATCGAGCGTGGCGTTTGCAGACGTCTGCACTTGGGCCGCCCAGACCTGGAATGCTTCGGATACGGCGCGCAGCGGGTTATCTGTTCCGACGAAGCTCTTCGCCTCACTGATACTGTTGAAGTGCTCAGGCGCTGCTTGAGCTACGGCGCTCATATGTTGCCGCACCGCGAGACGTCGTCGCTCAATCTCGTACTGAAGCTTCTGCTCTGCAGTCGGCAAAGGTGCGTCCCTCACGATCCATGCAGCCACTCCATCAAAGAAAATGAGTTGGCCGGGCTCTACTGCAGGCGGAGGAGTCTCGACACAATGGACGGGGGTAAGGAATGTGCCGGGCTCCAACGGGCTTTCCTGTGCGTCATAGGCCCCAGTAGGAGCGAACGTTACCGGGTCATATAAATAGACTGTTTTTCTCATGGCTTCCTTACTGGTATTTGATGCAAATCAGTACGCGCGCGCCCGCGGCCAAGTTCGCGGATCCGCCTGACGAGGACGACGTTTTCGTTGTGAGGTTACCTACCGAGTTGATCCATGAGCCGCCAGTGCTCACTGATCCCGTGTTATCCACGTCCGCATAAGTGTGAGTGTGAGCAAGGTTATCGCCGGCTGTTGCTTTACCCACACCCTCCAGGGTCACAGATGGGTTTGCCTGCAAAATTGCATAACCGGAGGCAAACCACGGCAGGCCAAATGTGGTTGAGCTATCGCCGACCCCCCATGTCGTGCCTATTGCGGTAAACAGTGTCGCGTATGTGGTTCGGCTAATATTGGTCAGCGTGGTTGGGCAAGTCAGGTAACCAGCGGGCGGGGATGATCCGGCATAGAGCAGGAAGGAGCCAACGGGGGCGCCTGCAGGCGCCGCAGTCTCTACGTTGGCATGCCCGCTCATCTTGATGTAAGTCACCCGTACGGTAGTGCCGTCATAGGTGAATAGCGCGACGTCGCCCGCGGCTCCAGTGATATTCGCGCCGCCTGAATTGAGCTTCAGGTTCGTGGCGTGATAGTTAAATTGCGGAGTGCCGTCGATAATTAACAAAACATCTTTACCGGCGGTCATCGTCGCGCCAGTTACGGTCGTGTTTCCTGTAAGGTGCGCTATGTTACCGGTGGCGGTAGAGAGGTCGATTGTGGCTGCGGAGGCGATGTTTGCCCCGATCGCGTGCTGCAATGACTTGACTGCAAAATCCTGCGTAATCGACCCACCCGACGAGCTCGCGTTCGACAAGGATAATGTCCACGCGGCGAAGGTCCCGGATCCCTGCAACAAGTTCATGTTGATCGTCAGAGAACCGGTAACGGTGTTGTATGCGGTCACATCTCCCTGCATCCAGTTCGTGGGGCTGGCGGTTGATGCGGCCTTGACCGTTTGTCCTACAACATAGCTGCGGCCAACATCAGCAACAAAGATCCTGTCGCCAGTGCCGATGGTCAGGCTCGTGGTGCTCTCAGCGTTCGTCGCATTGTTGTTCATCGCGATGGCGACCGCGTCGGCCTGCTGGGCAAACAGGACTAGAGCAGCCATGAACGTATCTGCTTTACCGTCAAATACATCTTTAGAATCGCCGCGCTGCGGGACCGGAGGTAGCGCGTCTATCGCCATAACAACCCCCTCGACATAATCTGATTCGGCATAATCTTCCTCAAAATATAAATCCGACATCTAGGTCAATCCCTCGATTTCCAGCGAGCAAAGAGACTCTTTCGCGTACACGATTTCAATCGTGAAGTCCTTAAAGAAGCCGTAAATGGCCGTGGATGTGTAGTCGTCCGCCCCGATGTATAGCGTTGGCGTTGCTCTCAGCGATGCCAAAAAGTTGTGCAATGTGTCTACGCGGGCGGAGTCAATGATTACGGGGAAAGTGGCGCGTTTTCGGTATGCACGTTGGACGATGGAGTAATTCCCGAACGTGTCCTGGTCTTTGGTGCTGAAATCTTGAATGCCGACGGCTGCACTGTATTGCGTTTCACCCACATCGGTCGTTGGGCCTATCACCAGGGCGCCACACTTGACTGTTTCACCAGGCGCGGACAGGGTGATGTTGATAATCGGCCCGGAGTAAAGCGGCAACCCCGTTATGACGAGGTCGTTAAGGCGCACTATCGGTTCAAAAAAATAGTCGTACCAGCTGTCAATCCCGGAGTTGGAAACAAGGCTGTGGGTCTCGTCATAGACCACACCGTCGAGCGGATCGATCATGACCACGCGCGCTTCGACCGCAGAGACGTTCAAGAGCGCAAGGGCGGATATTCTTCCGGTCGCCTGCAGGGATACATCAATGCTGTCCGCATTTTCCGTCTGGGAAGTGACGGACTTGTCGAACATCAACCAGGGATTCGTGGCGCTAACGTAGACCCATTTTGTCGTGGAGGCGGCGGGATCGTTACCTACATTGCTGGCGACAAGAGACTCGTAAACCTCATGGATGTCGGACCCGATAATGGATACCCGGTCGCCGAGCGCGTACACGTACCCAGCGTCGTATGGCGGATGCAGTGTCTCAGAAACGTTTGTGGATATAAGCGCCGCGTCATTGATCGTAATCGGTACGACTATCTTCATGCAGCGCGCTCCGGCGGCAAGCCGCTCACGTCCCACTCTTCAGTGAACCGCAGCATCTTCTCGGTATTCCTGGCTGTCTTGCTGGTATTGGTAGCCATGGCGACATGGACCGCCTTCAACTCGGCACGCAACTGACGTATCTCGTCAACAAGAGCGTCATTTGCCGCCCCAGGGTCGCTCAGCCTGCGCATCAGCTCACGGTTATCAGCTGCAGGCAGTATCCGTTCTCCCTTGTGGATCCTCGCCGTCATGTCGTGCGGGATTTCGTTCGAGCCGCTTGCAAACCCGGGCAGGAATACTTGTCCCGGTGCTTGATAGACGGGCCCTGCCGGCTGCGCGGCAGTTACACCGGCATTGGCGGCCAGGCGGATGTACCTGGTGTAATCAAACAACGTGGCGAATGCGTCGGTGGTTAGCAGCTGGATCGAATCAGCGATACGCTTTGCTTCGGCGGCTGCGTCGTCAGCCGCTTTGGCGATCGCATCGGTCACCGTAACGAATGCCGGAGCCAGCTGGATGAGTGCGGCGAACATCTTTTGCCCGGCATCGGTATTCAGATCCTGTGCCTCGACCAGGGCGCGGAACTGCGCGCGGGTTGTCGGTAGCGTTGTGATGCCAAGTTTGCTCATCTCGGCATTCATCAGCCGGCCGGTGCTGGCCACGCGCTCAGCGTCGGTATAGAAGTTTTCGAAGAACGGCTGGAGCGCGGATCCAGCGTTTTCGATGCCGCCGAGCAATTGGACGAGGCTGTCACGCAGGCCGAGTGATGCCAAGCCTGCAACCGCAAGTGATTTGCCAGTTAAGTCGAGGATGGAATTGACGAGAGTGAATTCAGCGCTTGCACGGGCGGCGGTATCCGCCAGTTCTTCGCCCTTTTGCTGGATCAAAGTCAACTCTGGAATAAGCTTCGAGCCAATGCTATTGCTAAGGTCTTTTGTTAGCTCTTCCTGCTTCTCTTCCGTATCGATGGCGCGCTTGACTTCGAACGTCCACCCGGCAAGCGAGCGTCCGGCGTCACCCGTCGTTTTCGTCAGACTCAGGAATGCGCCGGATATATCACCCACCATCGCGTCCAGGGCAGCATCCTGCTCTGCGGAGATCCCCAGCCCACGGCGACCCTTCTTTTTTCCGAAGGCGAACAGACCGCCCTTGCGTGTCCAGTCGGCCTCGAACTGGCCATCGAAACCTTGATCGCTAAATTTGCCGGTGAGCTCCTGCGGCCCTAGTTTCTTGGGGCCCATGCCGAACAACATATTGATCAGCGGTCCTATAACCGGGACATAGGTCAGCGCTTCAGCGCCCTTGATTGTCTTGTTCCCAGCTATCAGCCTGAAGATCATGTCGGCAGCAGCAGCGATGGCCAGAGGACCGGCAGCAGCGGCCAGCATTGAACCCATGCCAGTCAGCCCGGCAACTGTCGCGCCGGTGCCACCCAAGGCAGTACCGGCGCCACCAATAAACGCAGTTCCAGCGCCGGCACCAGCGCCAACGCCGCCAATGCCTACTCCGGCACCAAGCGCAGATCCGCCAGCAACGCCGAGCCCCATCGCCTGCCCGATTGCTGATGTAGCAATCGACGTCACGAGCGAAGATGCACCGCCAGTGAAGGCGCTGAAAATAGATTTCGCGCCAGAGGCGAGATTCATTAAGTTGAAGCTGTTTCCGGCAGCGGAGCTAGTTCCTGCGATTCCTGTACCAGGAAATCCAAGCGCGCCCATCACGCCCGCCATTCCCCTGCTCACTGGCGCCATCGCCAAGTCTATAACTGGCCGCAGTATCGTCGTTTGAAACATGTGCACCATCGTGTCGCGCAGGTTCTGTGCGAACGTTTTGCCGGACTCGAAACCCCTCAAGAGAGCGTCGGTCAACGAACGGTTGATGTCGCGCGCAGTGTGTTGCCAAGCATCCGAGGCCGCTTTAGCCGCTTCTTTGACAGCCGTGAGCGCCTCGCCGCGTTTTGCCTCAGCCGCCAGTTGTTTGGATAGCTCAAGCCGACGCTCAAGCATCGCGATCACATTGATGTCGATGTTGTCCGCGGCCCACGCGCGATCGAGCGCAGCTTGCAAATCGGCCTGACCCATTGCCGCGACTGCACTAGCGCCGTATTCAAGCAGGTTGTTTTTTTCTTGCAGGGACTGGAGGGCCTTCTCGTCCGCGCTTATCATCGCGGCATAACCATCGAGTCGTTTCTTTTCTTCAGCTTCGATCGCCTTTGCGGCAGCCGCGCTTTCTTCCTGCGCCTGGGTCGCCATCGCCCATGCCTGGGCGGATTCCATGATCGCCGCACGCTGAGACTCAAGCGGAGCCTTCGCAGCCTCGCGAGCAGCGCCAAGTAGCTTCATCTGAACAGCGTTTAAGCCAACCGCTTCGGTCTCTTCCCGCAGCTTATTGATGTAGTCCGTGGCTGCTTTCGTAGCCCGTTCGTAGCCCGACACAGCGCCGCTCTTGTCAATCGCGCCCGACAGGTAGTTGAGTTGGGGTTTTACAGACTGAGTCGATTTCTCGACCTGCTGATTTCCGCCGAGGATGGTTGAAACATAGTGCTGGTGCTCTGCGATTCGCTTGCCAATTTCGTTGTCCAGGTTCTTCTGCAGCTGCCCGACTTCATGGAAGTCGCCCTTTACAATCGCTATCAACTGTCGCGCGCGGGTGCCGATGGCGTCACCCATATTGCCAAACAGCATCCAGACAGCCGAGCCCTTGACCAGCAGGAACTCAAGCATGGAACCGACCGACCGGCCCGCAGCGGTAAAGACATTCATTCCGCCCGCCGATCCCTGCATTGCTCCAGTTATCCGGTTCAACGCGGGCAGCAGTCCCAGTGAGAATGATGTCAACGCTTCGTCCGCCTTGCCCTTGAGCAAGCCCATCTGGTCCTGAAACCGCGCTGCCTCGGCAGCCGAGGCCGCTGATACACTGCCGAACTTATCGACGTTTTCTGCCAGGTCGTTCAGAACGGGGAGCAGGTTAGCACCGGACTTGCCGAACAGATCGGTAACAATGGCAGACTTGTTAGCTCCGTCCTGGTAGTTCTGCAGCCGCTTCGCAATCTCGATCAGCACCTCAGATGGATCGCGAAGATTGCCTGCAGCATCGCGTGAGGACAGACCCAGTGCCCTTAATGCCTGATTGGTTCGGTTCGATTCATCGTCGACTGTAGCAATTCCCCGGGCCAGCTTTACGAGTGCTGAATCGATGTCCCCAAAATTGGCACCGAAGGCTCGTGCTGTTTTCTCGATACGCGACAGGTTCTCAACCGATGATCCGGTTTTCTGCGCCGCATCGTCTATCGTTGCGAGTGTGTCGACAACGCGATGCGCATAGGCAGCAAATGCGCCGGCTGATAATCCAACGCCAATCAAACCGAGTGCGCCGCTCACCAGGTTGGCCGATTTTTGAATATCGCCCATTGCCCCGGCGACGATGCCTTTGGCTCGGTTCATATCCCGCTCCAGGCTGGATAGCTTCGCCACCATCTCGATTGTCATCGTACCGATGTTCATGGGTTACCTTTTCGCGCGCGCGAGTGCCTTCAGCGCATTAGTGACTTTTCTCGCCACTACTTCGCGGTCAAATTCAAGTTCAGGATTTCCGTACGGAGGCGGGCAATCCGGCTTCTCAGCCCGCCTGTTTTCTGCGATATAGTCAGATGACAGCCTGCGCAATATCTGCGTCTCCCAGGGCTGCAGGCTTATTCCTGAGCATTGCTGCCAGGCTTGCAACTCCGTGAAAGCGATCTGGGCGAGGCCCATGCCGATGCTGCTCGCCGGGCCTATCTCCAACAGGTAGTCAATGAGGTATCCCGCTGCACCGATTTCCGGCAGCAGGACTTCTCCGCCGTTTTCCTTGATCTTCTCGATGCGCGATACCGGCTCGGGGGTATCGATCCCCGGGTTGCTTCTTTTCTTGTTCTTTTCTTCCGGGACCGCCTGGAGCCAGGCGATCTGCCGGATGTACAGGCTCAGCTCTTCGTAGAGCCCTTCGTAAAATTTGACCAGTCACCCAGCTCCTTATTTACCTGCTCGGCAATGAATCCGATCTTGGTATCCAGGTAGCACGCCTTGAACTGCTCGTATCCTTCCAGCTCCAGGTACTGGAAATTATTGAAGCTGACCGTGACAGCGGCGAGGAACTCGGCAGTTTCCTCAAGCGTTGTGTCAGCCTTATTCTTGCCCTTGCGCTGGAAACGCTCGATCGTCGCCTTGTTTCGCGCTGACTGGGCCTTGGCAAACGCTTTGGTCCCTGGCCCGTTCACGGTGATCGTCATAGGCTTGCCATTCTCAGCGACTAGCGGCTCGTCGTCTGCGCCGCGCAGATGAATATCGGTTGTTTCATTTACTGCCAGTTTGCTAATGTCGAACATGATTGCTTCCTTTTCGCGGGATAAAAGATGCCCGTGCCGGGCCCATCACCCGCGAGAGGCAGACGGGCCTGGTCGGTGCTGGTTATGGGCTAATGCCCGGTGTAAGTCAGATCAGGGGACTCAAAGGCGTGAAACACGAGCGAACCGCCCCGCATCTGGAAAGTCGCCACGTACTTACCCGGGTTGTCCGGCATCGGATTACCGGTTCCATACATCGCGAGGTGGCGAGTGCTTAGCGGCGCTTTCTCGTCACATAAGGCCCACAGGCAGCACTCGTCACCCTGCATTTGCACGTCCAGCAGATTCGCACCGGCGGGCATGAGGACAGATTGCCTGTCGGTCACTACAAGAGGAAACTTCCAGATACGCATTTCTTTAAACCACGCCAATGATGATGACTGTGTAAGTCACTGAGGTGCCGGCTGCGCTGTTTGCAATCTTCAGCAGGTCCGCGCTTGTTGCGGTGATGTCGTACCCCGTCGCATCCGGAGCGATGAAAGCGACCGTCCCGCCGGGCTTGACCTTCACCACGTCGGTTGCGTCGCCAAAGAAAGCTGATGCCTGACTTGCGGCAGCTCCGCCCACCAGCACGTCGTTGGTATTGCCCGCATCAGCCTTGATAATGAGCGCCTTGATCTTGTCGAACGTGATCGTCGCGCCAAATGCATTCGTCAGCGATCCGGCCAGGTCCAGGTTCTCGTTGGCCGATGCGGCAAGGGTGCGGACGTCGGCAAACAGTTCGTTAGCCTGGTTCGCTCCCGTCCCGTTTTCGAACACGTAATTGGCGCCGTACTGTGGCTTGTACTCGGCCACGCCGATATCGAGTGCGCTGCTGAGCAGCATGTCGACATTCAAGGAAAGTCTTCCCGTTACAGATGACATTGCAATTCCCCTCTATGATTTTTTGCTAGGCCAGGCTCTAGGCTATGAGCTTAGGCTGCCAAGACTTCAATGACCCCGACACCCGCGGACGACGAGGTCAGTTCCAGGTTCACGCTCGCGCTGGTGACAGCGTCAACCGTGCTCAAGCCAACCTTGAAGTTCATTACCTGAGCCTGGAAGTAATACTTATCCCCGTTCTGTGAGGTAATCTGGAAGCTGTAATCGTTGTCGGATAGCGATGCTGCCTTTATAAGGATCTGGCCGGCATCGTCGGTATCGAGGCCCAGCTTGAGCGCCATCGTTCCCTCGTTGAAGGATCCTTTTTTCTTGACGGTGCCACGTGAGCCGATGGGGTTGTGCGTGACCAGCGCATACTCGCGACCAAACTCGCCAAGGTCAGTGATCTCGGCAACGTTGGTGAAGGTAAGCGCAGCGTAACCGGCAGCGTCAAACGTGGCGGGGGCTGCAGCAGAGATTTTTAGCGTCGTCCCTGCGGATGTGCGAACTGACATGATGTTTTCCTTTCAAGTGGTGGCGCCCGCAGAGACGGGCAAAAAAAACCGGCCGCTTAGAATCTAAGAGGCCGGGATCCGGTTTGGGAAAAGCCGAGCTATCTGGCGATATCCGGGGCGTCTTCCTTCGTATGAATTTCTACTGTGAACAGCATTGCTGTCATGCCCCGAGGCTTCTCGCCGTCGCCATGCAGGCCAGTTGTCACGCCGGTTATGACGGCGTCTTTCGCCAGTCCACCGATTGTGGGGTCGTTGCCGATCGCAGCTCTAACTTCCTTTTCGATGGCGTCCAGGACGTCATCCAGGTCGTCATTGTTCTTGGTCACCGCATTTACGCTCAGCGTAATCCGGCTCCGTATCCTGCGTGGATAACCCATCGAGGTATATTCGGGATCCTCGGCCGGCGTCGCAATCAGAAGACAAGGCAGCTCTTCATCCTCGACCGGGTAAATCCTGCCCTTAAAGACACGTGAACCGGTCAGGCTCAGTCCTGACAGCAGCGTTACAGCAGCTGCACGCAGCTGTGTCTTGACGTGATCAGCCATTATTTGTTACCCAAAAGGTTAATTTGGCGTGCAAACTCTTTTTCGAACTGCTCCCCACCGACCGTCCGTAGCGCGGTCATGACAGCCTTGTTTCGAACGGCAGTCGGCAGGCTGATGCTGCGCAGGTTCACAATGGGATCCTTGTATTGCTGGGCACCGCCGCGCGCTTTCGGCGCGCCGGGAATGCTCTCCCGCATGAACACCCCGCGGTATCCCTCCTTAGTGGTGGCAATGAAGGCGTGCTTCACCGTGCGGCGTCCGCCGGCGACCTTGACCTTGACGCTCACTCCGCCACCCAGCTTGCGATGCGGCCTGCCTGGCACGTTCCACGGGTTGACGGGCCGAGCTGCAAATTCGACCAGGCTGATCGTTCCACCGGAAATAGTCACGCTCGCGCGCAAGTTCGCCTGTTTCAGGTGCGCCTTCGTGACTTTGGTTGCCTTGGTGATAACCCCAAGCTTGATGTTGTAGATCTTGCGGATCTCGCGGCCAGATTCGGTTCTGACTTTGCCGATGGCGTGGTTCAGCGAGCGTACTGTTGCCTTGTCTTTTATCTCGGACTGGAACACGACATCCAGGCGGGCAAGCACCTTGTCGACGTTGGTCCGTATGTCGATCTGCATTACTGCTTCTCCAGCCTCAAGAGGGTGATCCCGGTACCGTCCGGCTCGACACCGACGACCTTGTACGTTACGCCGGCGCGAACCAGAAGATCGCCGTGCCTCGCTGAGGCGACATCCGCGGTCGGGCAGGTGAAGACAGGCTGGCTGCCCTGGATGCCCTGCCCTTCGAAATAAGCGTTATCGAAGATTCCGGCTAGCGGCGCGCCGTTATAGGTGACCGCATCCGCGAACTCATCGGTATCGAAGAAGACGCTCAAGTCTTCGGCAAATGCCACGTGTTACTCCGCGTCCTTGGGGTCTTCCTCGCCGGGTGCGACATCTTCCGGATTATCCGGCGGCGTATCGGTTTGTGCAGACGTCTGCACTTCGGCGGCTTTCTTGCTCTTCTCTTTGCTCCACGGAACCCCAAACGCATCGGCGAGATAGTGGTTGAGCTCGCCGTCGTAGCCGATCACTTCGCCGCACTTGAATTGCACGGGGTTCACGACCTCATACCCGTTTTTAACCTTCTTCAGGTTGTGAATGCGATCACGCACTTGCTCTTTGCTCAGCACTAAAACGCCTGAATGAAACTCAACAAACGGTGCAGCAACTTTGTATTTCATGGTGGTCTCCTCGAAGTTTTTTCATGCCCCTCTTCCTGGAAGAACATGAAAAAAGGGGCCTCCCGGGAGAGAAGCCCCAATGGTTGACGCAATGCGCTTTTAGGTCATCGTCACTTTGCAGGCACGCTGCCAGTACCCGTAGCCGGCGGTACGCCAGGTGTCGATGCCGAACTGCCATGCCTGGTTGTCGAACTCGTACTCGCTGTTTTCCCCCTTGACCTTGAGCTCAATACCGGTCTCCGACTGACGAATCAGCCCCTTGATGGGACTATCGGTACGGAAGACCGCAAAGGAGTCCGTCCAGGTCAGGCGCGGATTCATGTGTACTTCGATCTTCAGACCCGCAATCAGGTTGGGGTTGAGGTTTTGCTGAAGTGCCCCAGTCGTGATGGCGCTTACCGCGGCGGAAGCGGTCAGGAAAAGCCCGACCGGAACGATCACCGAGAATGACTTGGCATTCTCGTTCATTGGTTCGCCGCGGTTATCCTTGAACGACAGGATTTGCGCGATCGCAGCGAGGATGGCTTGCTGCATTTCCTCAACCGACGGGGCAGTTACAGCACCGTGTACAGCAGCCGGCAGAGTGGAAATGTCCACTGAGATGCTGTTGCTTTGGGTGCCGGAGTCACCTTCCGAATGATCGGTATCGAAGTAGTACTGGCCGTCGTAGCAAAGCGAAGATGCGCCGTTGAGCAGCAGTGTCGAGAGCAGGCTGGCCCAATGGGTTTCGGCGCGATCGGCAAACTCCTGTACCCTGGCAGCAATCTGCGAAGTCTTGTCGCGACGAGCATCGCGCACGGCGATCTCCAGGGTAGCTTCATAATGCCGATTCGTAAGAATCAACGAACCCCCACTAAGGCCTTTGGCTTGACGGCCGCCGACCCATTCACGCATCGCCGGCGATTGGCCGAGGAATGCATACGTCTCGCTTGCCTGGTCCGAGTCGAACAGGTTCGACACGCCATCGACCCACGCCAGGCCCGGATTGGTCTCCAGGCGGGCGTAGTACATGCCGACAATTGCACGGCTTGATAAAATCTGTTGATCCATGTTTTTCGTTCCTTATCTGAGAATGTCTGGTTGTTAGGTACCGAGCGAGCCGATGCTTAGGATACAAATGCCTCGAATGCGACCAGGGCGACACCAGTCGAAATGAAACGACGGACCTTACCGATCTTGGTGTTTGAGGTCGAAACAAGGGTGAAGGTGTTATCGTCGGAGGCATAGACAGCAGCGCCAATACTGGTAATGGCAACGCTGGCAACCGGCAACTCAATCAACCCCTCAGTGACAACGCGAACCCGGATAGCAGCCGCGGCGCCTGCCGAGTTATCCGCCTGGGCTTCTGCGAATCCAGCAAACGCATCCGCCGCAACCAGGGGTCGTGCGTGGCCACTCGCCGAGACGATGCCGACCGCCGCGCCTTCATAGATAATGTCGCTGGCGATCATCGGGATCTCGTTGCGATTGCCCAGCTCGTAGGCGCGAGGTTGGTTAGCCGCGAGGGTAGTCATGCCAAATCCCGCGATCATGGGCAACAGTGAGGTCGCCTCCGTACCTTGGGGCACGCCCAGGACGAGCACGGCGCCGACGACAACAGCAGCAAGCGCGATGTTGAACAGGTGTGATTTCATGAATTTCATAGTTGCTTTCCTTTTTTCAAAAACGGACATTAAAAAACCCGCCAGCGTTAACTGTGCGGGTCTGGTGAATAGCTTGTTTCAGTCGGATTCGGGTACTTAGGCTCGCTTACTCAGAATGCTCACGCGCCCCTGGCTGGATGCTTTCTCGAAGGCAAGATAGGTATCGAAAGTACCAAACTCGGCACGGATCTTTGAATCTTTCTCCCAAGTTGCTTTGCAGCGGTCTTCGACTGGAAGGCTGTCGTCTCCAGCTGGGGCAGCGGTACCGGGCTCAGTCGCGGCAGGCACTGCGTTGGGCGCATCGGCAGCCAGGGCAGCGAGCATCTTGTTGCCCTTGGCATGCTCTGCGGCCAGGACTTGCAACGCGGCCTCGGGGGCAGTCGTCTTTCCGTCTGCCTTGAATGTCGCCACCAGCGCTTCGTGACCGCGTGCAGGCAGGGCGTCGAGTGCCAGGATGCGCTCACGCTCGCGTGTAGCGCCGTCGTTGACGCCCTCGGAGCGGCCCTGGGAGTACCCCTCCGCACGGAATGCCTCCGCAATATCCGGATGGTTCTTTGCAACAAAATCTTTAGTAATTGACATGTGGTTTCCTTCGTCGATGGTTATTGAATGGCTGCCAGCAGCACCGGCTGGCTTACTGAGGGGGTTGCTGCCTGCTGCTAGGCTGGCAATCAACGAGTCGAGAGTGGAAACACCGTCCACCAACCCGGCATCGATGGCTTGCTGGCCAATGAAAGTCTTTCCGTCCGCCATGTTCTTTAGCACGGCCTCTACCGATACGCCTCTGTTCACCGCCACGACTTCGACGAAAACCGAATAAAGGTAATCCGTCTGATCCTGGATGGACTGCCGCCCCTCTTCGGACAAAGGAGCGTAGCCGGAAGCAATACGCTTGTACTTGCCAGAGGAGATTTCGGTGGTCTTGATTCCCTCCTTTGCCTGCGCCTGGCTAATGTCAACGTGGGACGCCACCACACCAATGGAACCGACCTGAGTGGTCGGCCCATCGATGTAGATTGAGGAGGCTGCAGATCCGATCCAATATGCTGCTGACGCCATGAGGCCATCGGCGAACGCGACCACTGTCTTTACTTCTCCCGCATCGCGGATGATGTCTGCAAGCGACGGCGTTCCGTCAACCGTCCCGCCGGGCGAGTCGATGTGCAGGATGATGGAGTGCACGGAGGAATCGGCGAGCGCGGCTTGAATGTCCCGCCCGACGAGTTCCGACGATGCGCCGCCGGATATCGCGGCGAACATGTTCATCCGCTTTGCGATAACGCCATGGATAGGGATGATGGCAACGCCATCAACCACATCGTAGCCCTGCGGCTTGTTCTGCAAGGGCAGTCCCGTTTGCGACCTTACCGCATCCAGGTCGATCTTCTCCCCCTTCATGTGGGTTTCATAGATCGCCCTGATTTCCCTGAGCTTGTCCGGCTGGATTGCCCAGGGGGAATTGACGATATCGAGTAGCTTGCTCATGTTTTCTCCAATTACGCTGCCCGGCCGAGCAGAAACTCTTCATCCCGAATCATGCGGCTGCGCCCGCCCCATTCCAACGTGGGGTAGCCAAACCGCTCCTGGCTTTCGATGCCGGCAGCGGCAATCCGATGGGGTTGTACGTTCTGTGTCAGCTGAGCGGAGCTGCGACGCGAACGAAGCGGCCTGTGCCCGGACCCGAGCTGGAAGCCCGTTCCGGTATAGGGCACCAGGGGAAACACAGTCGGAGTGCCGAAAGCCTCACTGCTGGCGATCCCGCCGGCGCCGGTTATCTCGGCCGCAACCAATTCGCCAACCAGAGGCGCACCTACTGCTTCTGCTGTGGCTATACCGCCGGCGCCGGTGACCTGGACAGCTAGCGCTGGACTTCCAAACGCTTCAGCACTGCTTACTCCTGAACCCGCTACCGCTATTCCAACTACGGGCGCGCCAATCGCTTCCGCAGTTGCAATCTGCCCCACGCCGGTGACGTCTGCAGCTGCTGCGCCTACGTTCGGTTGGCCAAGAGCTTCGGCTGATGCAATGGCTGCGGCTTCCACCGCTACGCCCAGGGCGGGTGAGCCCAAGGCTTCCGCTGATGTAATGCCCGCGGCTGTGATTTCCGCCGCAGCAGCTCCACCAACTGCCGGCGAGCCGACTGCTTCCGCACTGGCGATGCCAGCAGCATCAACTGTTGCTGCGATTGCCGCACTGCCTAAGGCTTCCGCGCCAGCGAGCCCGGACGCGGTTACACTCGCCACGATAGCTGGCGATCCCGCGGCCTCAGCACTTGCAATCGATGACGCTGCGACAGTTGCTGCAATGCCGGAACTGCCAAACGCTTCTGCGCTCGTTACCGCAGCTGCGGCAATGTTAACGGTAAGTGAAGGCTGACCAATCGCCTCTGCTGATGCGATCTGCCCAGCGCCGGTAACGCTTGCAGCGCCACCGCCAGTGGACGGGATTACCAGTCGCCGCTCTTGCCGATAGATCTGCCACGGGTTGTTTGACAGTCTGAGGGCGTCCTCGGGAGTGGTGTACTCCTTGAGGATAACGGCCAATTCCGCATCGTCCGGGTACCCTTGAGTCGCTCCCGGGTGGACATGTACCCGGCAACCATCGGTAAGGATTACGCCGTTCGCTGGCGTCCCGCTCGATGTAACGTTGATGCCGTCCCGGTAGAGCGTCCACGATCCAAAGCCTGCGGGCCGAGTAGCAATAAAAACGTGCCATTCGCCATCGACGACGCCGGCCGACGATTGCCCTGTGCCTTGAAATCCGAAGTTGTATTCAAAGGTGGAAAAGAGGCCAGATGAAGCAGTACCGGAAGCGGTGCAGTTGAACGCGAAACAGGCCTGATTGTATTGAGAACTGACCGCAGGTAACTCGTCTCCGACGAAAAACGCCCTCTGCAACGTACCGCCCGCAACTGGCTTGGCGTACATCAGGAACGTCATCCCAGTGGCAAAGATGCTTGGGATCGGACGCAGACTGGACCATACCAGGCCGTGCGCCACGTTTCCGGTATAGCTGGCCAGCCCTTTTTGCGATGGGCGCCGTCCGACCGTTGAGCCCTCAGCTGGGAACGAACGGGTGACAATGTCCTCGCTTCCGGGCAGGCCGGTAATGGAAGCGAACGCGACACGGTCTTTCCATGCCGGATCCAGCTCAACAGAGTACTGTGGCTGGATAAGATGCCTTTTCAGCAGCGGGATCACGGCTATACCGTCGTCACTTCGCTAAGGAACGCCTCTACCGTAACGTTCTGGCTTGTGTTGTCGTCGAAGTCAACCTGAAGATGCATTACCGCGATATCGATTGGTATGCCGACTTCCGTTATAGCGTTCGCCGTTAGCCCGCCGCCATACTGCGCGATGACCTTCCAGTCCGCCCCCTCGGCAGCTGCGGCAGGCAAGGCCGCGTTGTGCGCCACCATGATCTTGCAGACGCATTGCGCCGCCGGACCGGTCGCCCCGTTCGTTATCTTGATAGTGAGGAAAGCGCCATACGCATCGGCAAGATCCGCTCTACCGCGAACAGCAGCGCCTCCAGCGGTTCGCGTCTGGCTGGATACTACTGTAACGGCTGTTTTTGTGAGAGCCATTACGCCCCCTGCGCAAAGACGTTAACGGCGAGGTCTACCTTCGCTTGTACCGTCGCGTCATCTGCCGCGATGAGCTGCGCCAAAGTGAACGCTTTATTCTGTGCGAGTACGGGCCACATCATTTGTGTAGCGGCCAGAGCGGGATTCGCAAATACCTCTTTTGCCCACTTAAGCCGGTTGGCGTGGTTCGTCGTCTGGTCGGATTCCGTCATGATCGCGGTCGCCGCCACAACCACGGCCACACGCACTTTATTAAGTAGTGCCTGGTTCCCGTTCGCCGTCAGCAATTCGTCGTATGTCGCCATGATTACCCCTGTCGTTTCCTGTGGAACTCAGCGCTCTACAGCTTGAATATCTTGTTGGCGCCGTTGTCGTGCGTGATGTTGACCGTCTGCCCCACGCTCGGCGTGAACGGCAGGCCTGCGCTGGGGGTGTCAACATAGGCGATCAGCCGCGCTGTCGCGTCGGTCCCGGTGTGTTGAAAATAGACAAGCGCATTGGACGCTGCAGCGGCAAGGGCGGTAAGCGAAGTATCGGCCGCGTCGAACACGCCGCCTGTGTAGGTCTTGGACCCCAGCGCTGCACTGCGGCCGTTGTCGTTACCCGATGTGATATCAGCCAGATCCTCATGCGCGGCATTGAAGACATAAGCGCTTTTGACCAACATGACGCGGATATCCCCCGTCATGTCGATAGTGCGGTCCAGAATACCTTCGCGCCCTTTATCAAATAATACGTTCGACATTTCCTACTCCTATGGTGTTGTTCTGTTGATCCGGATTATTTCGTTGTTTCTGTCCCGCTCAATGTTTTCGATCTGCACGTGGCCATTGGCGGCAGTACGAACGATGCGGACTATCTCGCCGTTTTCTCCACGCTCGATTTGTTCAACAAAGGACTGCGGTTTCTGAGCCTGGAGCGATGCGACTATCTCGCTCAGCTGCGCAAGGGACGTGCTGAGCTCGGCGATCCTCTCTTTGTACGCTTCGTCTCCTGGTGGCAATGCGCCCAGGAGCGCAGATTCGTCAACCGTCTCAGCCTTGTCAGCCGCCTCTTCGGTATCGCGTTCGTCGTTCGGACTCGGCTGCGAAGTCTGGCCAGAACCGTTGGGGGAACTGTTTACGTCACCAAAGGCCTCAGGCTGCAGGTCAATGAGTGTTCCCTTGTCTTTCCGGTCCTGGATTTCCTTCGCCAGTTGCGTATGCACCGGCTCCCATTTCAGCCCGTGCAGTTGCATTGTTTCTATGCTGTGATTGGATAGCGCACCGGCTATACGCTCTTTCGCTGCCTGGACTTCCTTGAGAGGATCGATCTGTCCAGGCACGTCGCCAATCCACTCTGATCCTGAGTACGCGGCCCGAAGCACGGGGTCATCGAAATAACCAGGTGCTGATATCCGTCCGCTGGCTATGGCCTCTGCGAGGAAGGTCTCATATATCGGCTGGCAGAATCGCGCGGCAAGCCAATCTCGGCGCACGCGAAAGAACTTCCAGGCTTCGAGCATCGCTGCACGTGCCGCGCTGTAGCTCGCGGTGAAATGCTTGATCAGTATTTCGAAAGGGAGCTCTAGCGCAACGCCTACCTGGCGCAGGATCGCCTGGACGAAGGGATCGAATGCTGTGTTGGGCCGCCCGGGATTCGCGGTTTCGATCTTCTCGTTAACCCCCAGATCTATGATCGAGCCGGGTGACATCTTCACATCCGTGTCGGATGCGCGTGCACCTGTCTCCGCGCCCATACCCATCTGGTTCGCCGGATCTAGCCCCTGACCCTCGGAATGTACGAACACGGTAAACATGCCGGATACGACCGCCGCCATGATCTCCGCCTCGGTATAGCGGTCCAGCTGCTTCAATGATTCGATCACGGGCGCAAGGTAAGGCGCGCCACGGTTCTGACCAGGGCGCACGCGCTTGAAGAGGTGCAGCACGTTGCGGCGGCCGGTGTTTTTTCCGAACGCCTCGATGCGATCCCATTTCTTGCCGCTCGCGAGGAAGTCACCCGGATGTGTTGTCAGGATATGATAAGCAACAGGCGCGCCGGTATCATCCATCTCCACTCCGCCGGCAAGCCCCAGCTTATCCATGGCAAAGCTGGGATTACTTACCCTGTCTCCCTCGACCACTTGAATTTTGAGACCATAGGCATCGCCAGGGCGGCGGATATGCGGCAGTACTGCGAAAGAATCACCGGACTCAAGGGCGCTGCGGAAGGCGAGATCCTGCAGCTCATAAAAGTTCTGCGTGCGCGTGATGTCGCAATCCGCGCTTTCGCACCACATACGAAACTCGCGTTCCGTATTTGTTTGCCACTCGCTGGCTTGTTCCTCCGTCATTCCAAGCACATGGTGGTCTACCCGTGATTGGAGCGAGAGGCCGGTGCCGATGACGTTCGTTACGACTGTATTGATGGCGCCCGATGCGAGCGGCGCGTTGCGCACCAGGTCACGCGATCGCTCGCGTAGCGTCGGCAGATCAGGCAGCAGATCGGCATCCGCGCTATTGCTTGTGGTGCGCCATTCCGACGTACCACGGCGCGACTTCGACGCACCCGTATAGCTGCTTCCGCCGGACAGCGCTTCCATCTGCAGGCGCGCTTGCATGCGGCGCTGAGCCTTAGCTGGATTGAAATACCGGACAGCACGGTCAACAAGATTCTCGTTGATCTCGATTTGCTTGCGGCCCACCTTGACGGCAAATTTCATACGGGTGTGACCCCGCGGATCCGCATGCCGCCGTTGCCGCCACTCGACAGCCGTTGCACCCACTTATTCCAGTAGTCGATCTTGTTGCTGATTTCGGCCGCGTCGGTGCGCCGCAATGTGCGGCCGGCAATCTGGTATTCCTGCCCCGATGCGACAGCAGTGTCCGCATCAATCCAGAGGGCCAGCTGCGCTTCCGCTTGTACGAGTGTAATTCCGGCCATTGTCTATCTCGATCCGATGCCTGCGCTGCGCACACGGCGGGTTTTTGGGGCGTTAAAAAGCCCGCTCGCGGCGGGCTGTTGGGGCTGTGCTGGCGCTGATGGCGGCGGGGAAACCCCGCCGCCCGGCGCACCTGTGGTCGCAGCCGACCTCGTAGTATTCCGTGCAAACATGTCTTGTTGCGTTGGGTTGATCATTGATTCGATCATGTCCCAGTTTGTGCGCTGCAGCCCGGAGTAAATCGCGGCGGCATAGCAGAGGATCTTCAGATCGAGCGCTTCGTTGCGCTCGCGGGTTTTCACCCACTCGTGCTTTTCCATTCCCCGCACTTTGCGGCGCACCAGTTTCTCGGCGGCGAGCTGCTCGAAGTACTCATCCGGCAGGCCTCGGGGGAAGTGGTGGTATCCGGGCCCTTGTTCCGACAACTCAAGCCGCTTGTAAAACCGTTCCTTGGCAGTGTCGGTACCGACGTGCCACAGCTGCACGCCCTGCTTGATCCGCACGCCCTTGTGGTTGATATCCACTAGGACGGGCCGCGAGATGACGGGCTTGCCGGTGGCCCCGTCGCCCTTGGTCGCAAACACATGACGATGAGACCAGGCGCGGCAGAAGTCGTACACCTCCTGCGTGAGATAACCCGAGTCGACTGCCATTGCGGTGATCCTGAGCGTCTGTCCGCCGGCATGCTGATAGGACTTTGCTCGCATATCTGCAAGAGCCTCCCAGACAGAGCCAGGACCCTTGCGGGTTGGATCACCGTGGATAACCTGGTGATCAACAGTCCAGCATTCCTCGCCGCGACCAAACGCATCAACTTCTACCTCTAGGCGATCGCCCTGGACGTCAACCCCGGCCACGAGCAGCAAGCCGCCTGCAGGCACCTGCCCCAACTGGTAATCCTCAACCCGCTGCTTGATGATGTTGATCTTCGGCTGCTCGCCGACAATCTCGTACGGATCTCCCTTGACGGTGTTTTCGAACACCTGCATCAGGGATTCGCCCGTCTCCTCGTCGTAACCGCCTTGCTGCGCATCGAGGTACTGCCGCACGGCCTTGAGCCAGCTGAACCAGCCAAGCGGTGAATACAGCGCGGACACATGCCAGGAGAGCGGCTTCGTCCAGTTCGGCAGGAACCGCTTTACTTCTCCCCGCACCATCGCCCAGATTGCGTGGGGATCTGGGTCGTTGTCGTCCAGTACCACACCTGGGCCCGGCGCGTGGTGGATGTGGCGACCTTGCTCGAGCATCGCCGTCTTGTGATGCTCCTGGATTGACTCACCACAGTTCTCGCACTCGTACCAGACGCGCTCGATTTCATCGGTCACCACCTCGCGAGCAGTACTGTCGTTGATCAGCATTCCCGCCTGGCAATGCCGGCATGTTATTGCGTCCTGCGCATCAACGGCCTCAATTTCCGAAATGCCGCCGCATTCGAGGCATACTGCCTCGCAGCGGTGCATCATCTGCCAGCGCATCTGCTCCCAAGCCAATGGCTGCTCGTGTTTGCAGTGCGGGCACGGCACGTAATACCGCGCCTGCGTTCCCGCCTGGTACCGGCGATCGATGCGGGACTTGCCCTTGATCTTTGGCGTGCTGCACTTGATGCGCTTGGCGCGGGCATACGTGTCCGTGCGCTTGTCCGCTACCGCGGAAGGATCGCCTTCGCCATCGACATCGTCCGGATAGGCGTCGATCTCATCCTGCAGCAAGACTCGCACGGGCATCGAGCGCAACCCCGGGCCAGAGTTCGCGCCGGTAACCACCAGGACGCCGCCCGGAAAATCCTTCATCAGAACGGTGTTCGAAGAGGTACGCGATTTGACCTCAGCAAACCGCGTCGCGAGACACGGCGTCTCGTCGATCATTGGCTGCAAGCGTTGCTTCGATACGCGTTTGGCGGTATCGATAGTCGGCATCAGCAGCATGATCGGGCATGGCACCTGGTCGGCAACGTAGCCGATCGCGTTATACAGTGCCTCGGATCCGCCGATCTGCGTGCCCTTCATAAAGGCACTGTCAGTGCAGGGGTGCGAAAACGACATCGCGTCCATGATTTCACGCAAGTACGGGGTGCGTGATGTCTGCCACTGGCCAGGCTCGGATGATGCCTTGGACGACAGCCTGCGATTCTTGTCCGACCAGGCCGAGACCGTTAGATCAGGCTCTGGTGCAATAGCGCGTGCCGCAGTGCTACGGCATAGTTGCCGGGCGCTCCTCAGTCCCTTCGGCAGTAGAGGTATCCAGCTCACGCGAGCATTCATCAAAGACCTGTGTAAATTCGGCTCTCAGCAGACGCTCGATCCGGGCCGGATCGGTTTCGGTGGCCAGCTGCTGGGCCTTGCGATCGATAATCCTGAACATGCTGATCTTCAGCAGTGAGAAGATCGACATGGTTTCGCGCTCGACCTCCTTGGCTGACACCAGCTGGCCAACGCGTTCGAGGTACTCCAGCTCAGCGATATCGGCGAGATGTTTCTCGCGTTTTGTCCTGTGGTCCTGGTAGCCTGGCGCCGCAGGCTCTGTCGGCGGCAAACTGTCAGGGTTACTCTGTGCAGACGTCTGCACTTCGAACATCAGCTGCGGTGCCGCCGGCGCTTCGATAACTTTTCCGCTCTTCGCAGCTTCACATGGGTCCGTGTTGCGCGCCCATTCCTGCAGGCCAAGCTCCGGATCCACCCCGCACAGCCGGCCGCCGTGGCCGCGCTTGACTGATGTTACCCGGCCTGATGCGATCGCTTTTTGAACCGCTGACAGTCTTACGTTAAGACGCCGCGAGAACTCACGCAGGGAAACATACTTTGACTCGCTGACCATGCGTTATCCCGTGACTCGACCACCCTGCTGACCAAAGACCACCCCGAACCGACCACCCCATGACTTTTCACTGCCTAGCGCTTTTTCGCGCCCTTGAGTGCCGCACTAAGAGGAGAGGCTGGAAGTACCTTGGGTTTTCTGCGAGCGCCCAAACAAAAAGCCCGACGGCGGGGTCACGGCGTCGGGCTTTCTTCAGACGGATTTATAAACATCTGACAATCGGGAGGATAAACCGACAAAAACGGGAAGTCAAGCGCTCTGACTCATCAGCGCGGATGCGCGATACCGGGCAACCTCCTCCGCCTGCTTTGCGAGCTCCGCTTTCAACAGCTCATGGCCATGCATCACGCGGCGTTCATATGTGCGCCAATCCACGCCCTCGCCACAACGGCGAGCGAACCACACCAGCGGCCTGCCTTCATACTGCCAGAACAATGAGACGGCTTGCTTGTAACGGTTCGGCAACTTACCCAACGCCTGGCCAACATCTTCCGCTTCCCCAATCAACACTGGCTCCCTTGATTCCGGGTAACGATCGCCACCGCCCAGCGTATAGCATGAGCTGATCAGGGATTGCCCCATGCTTGCACCAGCGCTGGTCAGCGCCCAGTTGCGCATCTGCCGGATAAAGTTTTCCGATACAGCCTGATAAATCTTTCCCTTTCCGCACATGGCTATCTCCTCTCCTGGTACCACTTGCACCGATGCCCGATGTGCGGCACCCCTGCCTGCTTGTCGTTGCGCTGCTCAGTACAGATTGATCGGCCCAGAATCCTTTCATGCTTGGTGCACAGCTTGCAGCCCAGGCGATCCAACTGCAGGCGTTCAAGAGTTTCCGCTGGATCGCGGTAATAAGACGCAGGCAGCGCATGGCTATCTTCCATTGCGCCTCCCCTGCTTTTCCGGTTCTTCCTCCGGCACCTCGATCACCATTTGGGAAAGGGTCAGGGTGGTTTCGGGGGATGGCGGTGTTTGCCTACCGATAGACCGCCCATTCTCGCTGGCATAGTTGAGCGTCACGCCGGGCCCGAACACGTCCCTGAACTCATCTGCAATGCCCACACACTCTGGGAATGCCGCCCTCACCTGCTCTGCCGTTACCGGCTGGGTTTCCTGAGTCAAAGTTCCATACCTCCTGAAGGTGTGGATAAGGTATGGAAGCCTGAAACCCGCGTCTTTGTTGACTCTTCCATACCTCCATACCTTCCATACTGAAAATGATGTGTATATGCACATGCGTGCGCGCGTGCGCGCGTGTGTGTGTACGTGTGTGTGCGCAAGGGAAAATGGTGTGGAAGGTATGGAGGTATGGAACAAGCCCTATCCACGCGGCTTTCAGGGTTCCATACCTGCTCCATACCTTCCATACCTCTGCGCGAACCTTTAGAACGGAATGCCATCGGGCCCTCCCGTTCCTTGTGCATTTCCAGCCGTCGACGGTGCCTCATTTCTTGGGGGAGGCTTGTACCAGTGCCGGATAATGTGTGTTCGTTTTTCAATCTTCGTGCAGCCGAGCTGCCGCAAGGCGCTGCCGATCCGCGTCTGCACGTCGCGGGTTAGCTTCGATGCATCCAGCTTCAGGCAATCCAATGCCGCATCGGCCAGGGTGAATTCCTTGTATTGCTCATCGACCCAGTTATGCAGCATGTCGATGTAGGCATCCGCCACGGTGCGCTTGAATTGCTCGGGGTCGAATATCGCGCGTTGCTCATCGCCTGTGGGCCAATAGCGCTCGCCAGCGATGAACAATGAATAGGCTTCAGCAAAGAGCTGGTCCCGAACCTCAGCCAGTCCTGCGTGATCGACTTCGATCTCGCACTTGATTGGCCAGAAGCGGCGGCCGCCCGTTGGGTCCTTGTTCCATTCCCAGTCGTTGGTGGTCCCGCCGAAACATAATTGCCGTGGGCTGCGGATTTCTCTGCGACCGTAAACCGGGCGGAACTCATCGATCTGGCGCGAAAGGAAAGACTTCTGCCGGGTTGCTTCCGACTTGGCCAGCGAGCCTAGCTCCGCGAATTCGTACAGCCATTTCCCGCGAATCGCGGACATGCTGTCCTTGTTGTTCAGGTCCAGATCAGTGTCGCCAAACCATTCACCACCCAATACTCTCAACGCCGTTGATTTCAACCTGCCCTGCTCACCTTCGAGCACCAGGCAGTAGTCGAACTTCACGCCCGGCTTCATCGCCCTGGCCACCATGCCCAACAGAAACCAGCGGGCAACGCGTGTTGAGTAGTCTGTCTTGGCGATGCCAAGGTAATCGCACAGCCACTCATCGATGCGTGATGTGCCGTCCCATTTCAGGGCAGTGAGGTAGTCTTGAACCGGGTTGAAGCTGTTCGATTTCGCGATTGCTTCCGCGGCGGAGGCAGTGAGCGCGGCGGATGGTGCAAAACAGTACTTGCGTGTCATCCACATCGCGGTCTGCATATCGTCCTGCTCATCCCACTCCCCAACCGTTCCGTCAGCGTAGGGCGGCGGCTTGAGTTTCACGACCTGGTAAGCGAAGGCGTTATAGGCCAGCACGCCAGTCCAGTTCGGGTCATTGAGCAAGATGTCATAGACGTTCGCCAGGCACGCGACGAGCTCGCCCTTTTTCCAGAGCAGGTTATTGGTGAATTCTTCCCGATCCTTGCCGGAAGGCTCTTGTCGCGTGGATTTACTTTTTGACGGCTCGGCGGCAGGCTTGCGCGTCTTGCGCATGAAGTCTTTCAGTTCCTCCGCCTTCATGCCGTCTGCAACCGCGTCGGCGATATCCCAGCCGTTCGGCTTCTTACCCGGGGCGGGAATATCGATGAGGCGAAATCTTGTTTTAGCGTCCGCCTCTATCAGCTTCGCGCCGATCTCCAGCATTGCACGCATGCCCGGCTGCTTGTTCTCTGGCAGAAAAGGCTTCTTGAGTGGGTCAACTCCGAGCGCCTTTTCATCCTTCGATAGCTTTTCGCGCTGCGCATCGCAATCCGCCCAGGCGAAAATGTCGCGGCCGTAAAGCGGAGACCAGTCCGCCTTGTCTATCGCCTTGCTGCCGCCTGGCCAGCTGACAATCACGAGCTCGGGGAGCAGCTCCACCGCGGCGTCCGCGCACTTCTCCCCTTCCACCAGCAACACAGGCAGATTGGGATTAGCGGCCAGACGGTCCAGCCCATACAAGGGGCGAGGCTCAGGGAATGACAGCCAGCGCCACTCGCGCTGCTTGGTCTCCTCATGCTCGCAGTAACAGACCGGCAGGGTTTCCTTGCCTCCATCGGAGGTTTCGAACCGATACACAAAACCGTTGATCGCCTTGTTGGCGTCGAGATAGGTCCAAATCTTCTGGGGTTTTCCACGCGCGTAATGCGCTGCAGGCCCAGGGCCAGCGTCGGCAGGCGCTGGCAGTATCGGTTTCCAGGGTGTTTTTACAACCTTGAGGTCCGGCTTTTTTGGCTCGGGCTTATCCTTTGGGACATCGATGCCGCAAATGTCCGCGACCTCGCGCGCTGCAACGTCCTGTTTAAGTCCGTGAAGATAGGCATACAGGCTGACCAAATCTCCGCCCTTGTCACCGGTGGCGAAGTCAGACCACAAGCCAGTGTCGAGATTGATCTTGAATGAACCCGCCTTGCCGTCGCCCCTGAGCGGGTTCACCACAGAGTATTCCCGCCCTTCGACCTTCCCGCCGGGGAGCCATTGCCGTAACAAGGAGTCCGCGCGTGATAAGGCGGCGTCGGCAATGTATTTGAAGTCGATGCGGGACATTTACCTTTTCCGGGATCCCGCTTCGCGTGAAAGCAGTGCCTTTGCGCGCTCAAACCAGAGTTTGGCAACGGCTTTCTTGTCTGTACGTTGTGGAATTGCATGAGCCAGCGCATAGAGCTGGCGGAGACGGGAATCGCTGATTACCCGGATACGGCCCATCAATCGATCCTCGGCGCTTGGCGGCGCTCATGAAGCTGTTTTTCCAGTTCCAGTAAACCCTGGACGGCCCGGCGGATCGTCAGCTCGATCTGTTCCTGCTCTTGGGGCGATATCCAATTGTCAGAAAGCGCGGTTGCGATCGTCCCGGCAACTTGCCCCTCATCAGCAACCACGTTACAGATCATCCTCAAGAGTTCACCACCTGCGGCTGGCCGTTCGGCGGGTAGCTTCACTGCTACGTACCCGTGGCGCCAACAGAAAGCCTGGATCGGTAGCTCGGCCGCATCCCCCTTCCCCACCTCTTGCAAGCTTTCGATAACCTCGGAAACTTCCTCGAACTGCGTGTGATGCGTATCGACACCAGGGCGGAGTTTGTTGTAAAGCACCGCAGCTGATGGCTGAGCCATTCTTCGAGCAAGCGCCTCTACGCCACCAGGATATGTGCGCGCTGCCTTATAGAGGGCGTCGTGCTGATTGATGTCTGAATAGCGATAGGTCACGTGTTAAAACCCTTCACCGATTAACGTTTTTTTTAAGCGCCGACGGGCGCATGATTCCATCATGCGATCTCATTCTTTTCCGTCCTGTGCCTCGTTCAACAGCCATTCAAAGAATTGGAGGACTTCTGGCGCATCTTTCAGCATCACAACCATCTTCATGAGGATTTCATTCAGATTGCCTCTATCGAACCGACTGGGCGTTTGTGACAATTTGATAACGCGCTTCCGATCCCGGTCTATGAGGCGGCGCAGGTACTCTGCGTACGAAATGCCTAGCCGGTCCGAATATTCTTCGCTCCACTGAAGCAAGTCCCATGAGATGTAGAACTGCTTCGGAATGTCATTCATCTCGCGCCGCACTGGCGCCCCGCTGGTTTTTTTAGGGCCTGTCATGAATCCCGCTTCTGCTTGTTATTGTTGTTATATGCATTCCCGCAGGTTTTCGGGCAAGCCATCATGAGGATGGGGATAAAGATCGGGTCGAAGCTTGTGCGGGGTGATCGTCCAATCGGTGATCGCCGCAATCGCAATACAGTGCTCTGCGGGGGGCATGGGAGTTTTACTAATGTTCAACCATGCCCATACATGGGCCTGCGAAACCTTAACGGTGCGCCCTTGGCGGTAATGCCAGTCGCAAATCGCCTTTGCCAACGCAACTTGGCCGCCGACATGAGTTACTGTTTGTTGTAGAGGAGAGATCATGAGCACACATTACCATCATCATTGTATAGGAGTCAACCATCATCATTGTTTTACACCTAACAATTATGGTTGTACGCTTTCACCGATGACCCTTGCTGAACGACTACTGCAGGCGCGCACGTTCGCGAAGCTGCGCCAGGACGAGTTGGCGAAACAATCAGGAGTTTCGCAACAGGCAATCTCACGCCTAGAAACAGGCGTACAGAAGTCGTCAACTGATATCGTTCAGTTGGCTGTTGCGTGCGGTGTTCGCCCTGAATGGCTAGCGATGGAACAAGGGGAAATGGTCAAGGTAACTGAATATGATCGATGGACCGAAAGAGTCATACACGACATGCAGTGCATGAAGGAAGAAGAGAAGCGCTACCTTGTGATAACGGCTGAGGCGCTGGTGAAAGACAAACAACGCCCGTATGACGGTCCGCAACGCCGGGAGAAAAATGACAATCCGAACCCCGAGCGGCGGTGGGGTGAGATCTATTACGAGGGTGCAACGGATTACGAATACGACTCGACTGACCGGATTGAACGCAAGCGTAGGGAGGAGCAATGAAGCCGCCGTTCGTCCTGGCGAAGGACACGATATCCCATGATACCGTCGAGGCCCTGCAGACCCTCCTGGACGAAGCGAAGAAGGGCAATCTCATCGGGATCGCGTTCGCCGCGATGTACACGAAGCCAAAGCGACGCTTTGTTACCGAAGCAGCTGGGGAAGCAGATCGCAATCCCACGTTTGCTATCAGCACTGTTGTCGTGCTTCTCTATAAGCTTTTACTCAGGGTAAATAGGTAAGAGATCAATCGTCACCCCGTGCCGATTCCAATAAAAACAAAAAAGGAGATACAGATGAAATCGGTAGGAAAGACGATCGCGGGTGGACTTGTCGCTGTGGCTTTGGTAACGGGAGCAGGCAGCGCCAAAGCGGTTACGTGGGAAATATTAGGAAAACTGTCGGTTGAATATACACTTCAAACTCCCCAGGAATTGCTGAGCCTTGAGGGCACTCCGTTCTCCGCGTATCTCACTTATGATGAAAACGCCCTGCCCACCTCGACGCTATCACCCGAGTTTACCAATTACGCCAATCAAGGGAGCTTTGTGGTCAACACAGTCCTGGGTTCTGCAACTGGGGCGCTCGACAACCTGCAAACATTTATCTCAACGGGAACGCCGGGACAGGGAAGCAACTTTAATGGCGGCGCTACCCACGTCGGTTTAACTGGGGCGATATCTACGCTGGGTTTGATCCCTCGGGGATTTGGTTTCCAATTTCAGGAAGTGCCTTGGCACCTTAACGTCGGCTTGACCAGTTTTGCATTGCCTAGTGAGCTCAACCTTCAGGACTTTGGCGGTTTTAATATTTTGGGCCTTGTTTTTTCATCCCCAGCGGGAAACCCTTTAGATACGCGACTATTAGGAGTGATGGACAGCGTTTCAGCCATCCCGGAACCGCAAACCTACATGATGATGTTGGCAGGGGTCGCCCTGTTAGGTTGGCGGGCTCGTAATCTCGCAGGATAATGTTGCCCCATGTGCGGACGCATTGCACAGTCTGAGTCGCGGCAGTATTACGCTCGCCGACTCCTCCCCGACCTTCTTGAGCGAGAATGGGCTGGTGGCGACACCATTCCTCAGTACAACCTGAGCCCCGGCCGGCCTGCCCTGCTGCTCCACATGCTCGATGGAAAGCTTCACTCTGATTACGTCACGTGGGGATACAGAACGCCGAATGAGGCCGCAGCGAAGCGCAAGCCGTGGATCAATGCGCGGATAGAGAAGGCGCTTACCGGCCGTTATTTCCGGCATATGTTCAGGCAAGGCCGGGTGATTGTGCCTGGTGGCGGCTGGTTTGAATGGACGTTCGAGGACGGCAAGAAACAGCCCTGGTACATCTCCCGTAAAACAAACGAACCGATCTTCATGGCCGGGCTGACGAATTTCCAGCTGTACGCTCAGCAAGAGGTTGAGGTCGGCCTTGTTATTGTTACTGAGGATTCCGAACGCGGTATGGTGGACATACACGACCGCCGGCCTGTTGTCTTAGAGTCGCAGGATGCATTGCGCTGGATGGATCCGGAAACGCCAGTTGAGGAAGCGGCACATATAGCTCAGAGCCGGTCGTTGGCTACAGAAGAATTCCAATGGTGGCGCGTGACTCGCGGCGTGAACCGTCCCGATCCGGCTAATAACGAGCCCGCTCTGCTGGATCCGATAGAGTCTACTGGATAACTCACTGGTAACTTACTCTACTACTTAATAGCGGCTTCGAGGGCTACCCTCGCCGCATCCAGCCCCGCCTTGGCCAGGAAAGAGGAGCGGTTTTCGCCTGCCCTCTTTGCACCCTCATCTATTACGCGAAGCACACGCTTTGGAACCGTAATATTCACGCGTTCGACGTTGTCATCCAGTTGGGACAAATCAACACTCACCATTGCCCACACCCAGCCGTCGAATTCGGGATTTTTCCGATGCTCGTCAATAGGCAGCGGCTTGGGAAAGGCCAAGCCTTGATCCAGATATGACTCTAGGTGCAACATGACGGCCTCATGGGCGTTTGTGATTGCATCATCGATTGAATCCCCTGATGAGAAGCAGCCAGGCAAATCGGGCACCACCACGCCGTAGCAATGCTCCTCATCTCCTAATTCAATCGCTATTGGATAGCGCATTCAACCTCCTTATTTCAATCCTGCTTGTTTCAGTATCGCGTTGACCAGTCCCGGTCCAAGTTGTTTTTTAGGATGCGGCACTGTCACCGTAACAGGCCAGCCTTCCTTTCTCATCTGATGATGGCTGCCTTTGATACGGTCAACCTCGAATCCGTTTTCTCTCAAAAGCCTCATTATCGTTTTGCTGTCCATGGTGTGTATTATACACACTCTTATAAAACAGTCAAGTAATTGTTTGCTCTATTCCCTCTGCTAGGCGCCGTTGCTTTACGTTGCTATAACACCTTGGTATAGAGCACCGCAAAAAAAGGGAATCTCCACGTGATAAGATTTGATTTCCACATTAACAAATCACAAAGGCATTCCCATGGAAACGTTGCAGGATGCAACCGTCAAAATATGCGAACTTAAAGGAGAAAATCTCGCTCTCTTTTCATTGCTGGCTTGTTTGGTAAAAGCCTTGCCCCCACACGTGCAGCAATCCTTGCCAGATTCATTCGAGCGAGAAGTAGAAAGCGCCCGAGTGGTGTGCATGAATTCAGCTGTTTCAGAACATGTTTCCGTTGGCTTGGAGAGCATGGCAGACGCGATTCATTCCTTGTTATCCAGCCGTCGTTAAGTGACGCCTTGTAATACTCTTCCGGTTTAGCTCCCATCTAATCTCCTGCCTCAGTCATTCAAGAACCCGCTTCGGCGGGTTTTTTGTTGCCCATCGTTACCGCAACCATCAGCGGCTCCGTTCGTCGTGGCAAAAATACAATGATAGTTGTTGACACAAATACAATGATAGTTGTATTCTGCCGTCCATCGCCCAACCATAAGTCGTGAGCGTAGGTGAAGCGGGAAGGAGTGCCAGATGACAGAGACCCGTGTGTGCAACAAATGTCAGCAGGACAAGCCGATCGAGGAATTCAAACTTAATCGTGGTTGGCGGATGCACCGCTGCAGCAAATGCTTCCTCTCCCACCAAAGAGAGAAATGGCGAAAAAGGTATCGGCAGAACGAGGAATTCAGGAAAAAAGTTAAGCGCGCTTCTGTCGCATGGAGAGCAAGCAGGCTCAAGACAGACGATGAGTTTCGGCGACGTATCAATCATCAAGCAGCAGCGTTGGAAAGAAGGCGAAAAACCAACGATGCATACAGGCGCCGGGTTAACGAAAGAGCAGCAGAGCGAAACAGAATCAGATTAAAGACGGACGATGAGTACAGGACACGCAGAAATCAAGCGAACGCTAAGAGGATTCGGGCCAGCGTAAAAAACTTGGATGAGCGATATATCTACAAGGTATTGGGTGGAACGAGGGCAAACCCGTACCCAGCCGAGATTATAGAAGCAAAGCGGCTTCAACTGAGAATCAAACGGTTACTTGAGGACAGACATGAAAAACATAACTGAATTGCGAGCTCAACTTTCTACTTTGTTTGCCGACCTGAAATCCGGTTCGATCGACGTAAAGATCGCCTCGGAGATGAATAACACCGCCGGAAAGATCATCAATTCACTGAAGGTAGAGCTTGATTATGCAGCACAAAGAAAAGAAGAGCCGTCAATTGAGTTCCTGAAACAGAGCAACCAATAGCCGCGTACGAACGCAGAGTCAACCACGGAGATACCCATGCAATTAGAAGTAGCCAAAGAAAAGGGACATACCACTGAACAGGAATTGAGGTTTATTGATGAGCTTGGAAGCCACGCGGATACCAAGCTCTCAAGAAAAAATCTGTTGAGGTTATACATCAGCGCCGCCTCGAAGCGGACCCACTGGGGCAGTCTGGATCGGTTCGCCGTGGTTTCTCACGCACAGCAATTACTCGCACCGGCCGCTCACTCGTTTACCGAAACGCCTCCCTCCCCCACGTCGGCTGCGCATGCAGAGATAAACATCGCGCGCGAGGAAAACCCCGAGCCCGCTGCGCAGGCCGCGGAACCGGTTGCGCAACCGGAGGAAACCCATATCGAGGCGGCGGTTCCCGCCGCGCCCAGGAAACGAGGCCGGCCGAGAAAGCAGGCCGTCCTAACCCCGGCGGCCGAGGTGGTTGAATGAGAGTGATCGGACTGACCGGCCCTGCCCACTGCGGCAAGGACACCGTGGCCACGTTCCTCTGTGACACCCAGGGCTTTGTGCAGGTTGCCTTCGCGGATCCAATGCGAGCCGGGCTCAAGGCGATCTTCCCGATGCTGACGGACGAGCATTTCACTGACCCAGTGCTCAAGGAAACCGTCATCCCCGAAATTGGCAGATCCCCCCGCGAACTCCTGCAAACCATAGGTACGGAGTGGGGACGAAAGCTCATCAATCCGGATCTGTGGGTCTACCTCGCCTCCCGCATCATCGACCAGCTCCGGCGGAGCTCGCCCAGCTATCACATCAACGGCATCGTCATCAGCGATATCCGCCTCGAAAACGAGGCCTCCTACGTACGCGACATGGGCGAGCTGTGGCACATATACCGCCCGGGCAGCTACTCGAACCTCACAGACGGGGCCAAAGCACATAGCAGCGAGAACGGCATCCAGACTTCCCCACACGATCGGATCATCGTCAACGGTGGCTCGATCGAGGATCTGTACGAATCCATTAACCGCGTCATCTCGAACGAGGAACAATCATGACAATACCCCGCAACCCCAAGCTCATAGACCCTAACGACTCCGGCACCGGCATCGCGATCATCGGGATCGTGGCTTTGTTCGCAGTCCTGTCATGGATGGACGCCCGCGACAATCCTGACGCTAAGCTCATCAGCTGCCCTCGCCCCGGGCCCGGCCAGCAACTCATCGGCCGCGGCCATATGGAAGTGGATGGTGAACGCGGCGAGCTGCAGTGCACCTATTCCACGGCGCCGGTATATGGCTCTGGCGTCACCGTCGCAAGCACCAGGCTTTAGCCAGGCAGCAGTCCCGCCCAGCAGAAGGTGGCGGGTTAGAAATAACGTCTCCCGTGGTAGGTGCCCTCCTAACTGTAGTTAAACCACCCGCCCCGGCCGGATGCCGGGACTAACAACTTACTAGCCATGCGAAAACGACAATTATGGACGGACGTCGAGAAAGAGTTGCTGAAGCAGCTCTACCCGAGCACCCCAACCGATGAGTTGGCAAGAAAACTCGACCGGCCGCTCCGCTCGGTCTATGAGCAAGCCCGGCTCCTCAATGTTCACAAGAGCGCCGAGTTCAGATCCCGCCCGGAAGCTGTCGCCCCTATGGGGGACAAAGGTGCGGCCTACCGGTTCAGCCCCAACCACACGCCCTGGAACAAGGGTATGAAGGGGCTGCAGCTCAGCCGTATGGATACCCGCTTCAAGCACGGCCAGCTCCCCCACAACACCGTGCCAGTGGGCACGGAGCTCATGTCATCCGATGGATACCTGAGACTCAAGGTAGGACATCCGAATGAATGGATTTTCGTACACCGCAAGAATTGGGAGGAAGCGCACGGCCCCATACCCAAGGGCATGTGCGTTCTTTTTAAAGACGGTAACCGCGAAAACTGTGCCGTCGAAAACCTGCAGTTGCTAACGCGTAAAGAGCTGATGCTGCGCAACTCAGTGCTTCAGTACCCGCCCGAGCTCGTCGAGGTCATCCGGATGCGTCAGGGCTTTATAAAACGTCTCAATCACATGGAGAAAAAACGCAATGAAAAGTCGGAATGATTACACGATAGACACGGTTCGCGATCGCCTCGCCCAAACTCTGGATGGCCTGCTCGACAAAAAGAACCCGCTGGAGATCGACCGCGCCCGGGCAGTGGGTGATATCGCCCAGGTGCTGATCAACTCGGTCAAGGTCGAAGTGGACCATATGCGGGTCACTGGGACCAGCGGATCGGGATTCATCCCGGATAGGCGCCCTGACGTACCCGGGCTCCCCAACGGCACCCATAGCCCGGCACGGGGTGTGCTGGTGCATAAGATGGACGACAGAAAATGACATTAGGGGAAGCGAAGGGCGGTAGAGAGGCCTTCGAGGAGTGGGCGGATGGGATGGGAATTTGGAAGTCTGAAAGAGACATGTACTGGCTCTCTTGGCAAGCCCGTCAACCCGAGATTGAAAACCTGTGCGCTAGGCTTGGCGCCCTTGGGGTTAGCAACACAAAATGGAAACAACTTCACGCCGACATCACAAAGCAGTTTCTGGAAGCCCAGAAAGAGATTGCCAAGCTCAAGGCCGCACTGGATAAGGTGAAATCATGAGCAAAGAAGATATGGACGATTACAACGAACCAGCAATGGAACTGTCCTGGCAAAGTCTTAAACCGCAGCTTGATCCGAAGGATTGGACCGCTGGAGAAGCATTCACTTACAGGGGGTTCTTTGCTTGGGGGTGGGAGGCTAGAAGGCAATATGGCGCGCCAACGCCAGAGTTCGCGCCGGTTGCCTTTGTTTCTTACGAGAGCCACAACGGCCACACAGTTCGCAAGGCTGTTCTGTGTTCGGAGGGACTTGAACTTCCCAATGGGACTTTGCTTTATACGGGAACCTCCGCCCCGCCGTCCGAACTGGTGAATGTAATTCGCGCTGTTTATCTCGATATACAGACAACGATGTATCGGCTTAGCTCTAAAACTGAGGAAGAAGTTAACCGCCTATTCGCCGAACTGGATAAGGTAAAACCATGAAAGAGCGCGGAATCATTTTCTCGGGTCCGATGGTTCGAGCCCTGCTCGACGGTAGCAAGACGCAGACGTGGCGGGCAATGAAGAATCCGGCATCCGTTCTAGGCTTCCGCCTGTGGCTGGGGCGTCAGTGGGAGAGGGTGGACCGCAAGGGGCATGTGCTGGACATGATTAATTGCCCCTACGGTCAACCCGGCGACCGGCTATGGGTGAAGGAGACGTGGGCGGCAAGGCCAGATCAGGATTATCTTCCACCGTCCCAATGTGACGACACCGGGTTGTGGTGGAAAGCGTCCCTGAACGGTACCGAAACAGGCTACGCTACTTGCCATGGTAAATGGCGTCCGTCAATTTTCATGCCCCGTTGGGCTTCCCGCATCCTGCTTGAGATCACTGCCGTTCGCGTCGAGCGCTTGCACGAAATCAGCGAAGAAGATGCTTGGGCTGAAGGTTGCTTAGGATCTGACGGTGACGTAACCGGCGGAGAGTCAGGCTATACGGAATATGCCGGGCTATGGGAAACCATCAACGGCGCGGGATCGTGGGATAAGAATCCGTGGGTGTGGGTGCTTGAGTTCAAAAGGATCGAGCCGTGACTGAACCCATCGACTGGCGCCAGGTCGTCCTGACTATCAAGCGTAAACATAGATGGCCGCGCAAAGTTATCGCGGCCAAGGTCTGCGCAGCCGAAAGCACACTCCACGATTGGCAGGCTGGAAAAAGTGAACCGCGCTACTCACAGGGCGTGGCATTGCTGAGGTTGGCAGGACATGTTCCTCACCCCTGAAGAGATCGCCACGCTGACCGGACGCAAGCTCAAGGGCGCTCAGGTCGCCCAGCTGCGCACGATGGGCATTCCCTTCTACGTGAACGCCGTTGGGAGGCCGGTTGTGGTGCGATCGGCGCTTGAATCAAAGCAGCAGGAGAAGCAGCCAAAGCCGCGCTGGCAACCCAAAGTCTTGCGGAGCGCATAATGAACAGTCAGAATAGATCGATGGGACGCCGACCAACAGTTAATCTAAATCTCCCCAAGGGTATGAGGGCTCGCGTTCAAAAATCTGGACGAGTCTTCTATTACCTGGATACCGGAGCGAAGCCGCGCAAGGAACTACCCCTTGGCCCTGACTACACCGAAGCCGTGCGCCAATGGGCAGAGTTGACGGTTACCGCCACGGCACCCGCCGTCACCTTTCGCCAAGTGGCAGAGCGCTACCAGCGCGAAGTCATCCCGACCAAGGCGCCCCGCACCCAAAAAGACAATCTCACCGAGCTCCAAAACCTCTACAAGTTCTTCGACGACCCACCATGCAACCTCGACGAGATCGAGCCGCTCCACGTCCGCCAGTATCTGGACTGGCGAGGAGCCACGGCCAAGGTGAGGGCTAACCGGGAGAAGGCGCTCCTATCACATATCTGGAATTACGCCCGCGAGCGGGGCCTCACCGCCTTAGCGAACCCCTGTAAGGGTGTGAAGGGATACAAGGAACCGGGGCGTGACGTCTACATCAACGATGACGTATTCAGTGCGGTGAAGGCTTGCGCCAGTCAAGCCGTGCGGGATGCGATGGATCTCGCTTACCTCACGGGGCAGCGTCCGGCGGACACGCTCAAGATGCGCGAGACGGATATCCGCGATGGCACCCTGGCTGTGAAGCAGGGCAAGGGCGGGAAGAAATTGCGTTTGATGTTAACGAAAGATGGTGTGCCCAACGCGTTGGGGCGACTGATTGAGACCTTCCTGGAAAGGAAACGCGGAGGCAGTGTACGCAACCTGGCGCTGATCATCTCGAAAGGTGGGTATGCGTTAACCACATCGGGCCTGGACAATGGCTTCGAGCGTGCAAGAATCAAGGCGGCGGCAGCCGCTGATCAGGGCGGCCAAGCCGATCTTGCGGAAAGGATTAGGGGATTTCAGTTCCGGGATCTGCGTGCGAAGGCAGGAACGGAGAAAGCAGACAGCGACGGACTGGTGGAAGCAAAACGCCAGTTAGGTCATTCTTCCGTCAAAATGACCGAGCATTACGTTAGGCTCGGGCAGATTGTTACCCCAACCAAATAA